CTGGGTCGGCAGCCATTAGTAACTCTTTCTTACTGGCTTCTTCTTAGTAGTAGATCCAAGAGTCTTAACATACTTGTTATACTCCTCGATCCGCTTCTCCATTTTCTTCTGTTCAATTCGTGCATCGAGTGTGTAATACAAGTGTTCTAAGAAGTGATACAAAGCAACACCTGCTACTACGATCAATACGCCTACTACTGTTTCCATTTTAATACCTCCGTAAATGTATCTAACTCCATGATTACAAACGACTTGCCTATGCCATGTTGTCTACGCTTGGCGATAACTATTGGTATCGCTGGCGAAGACTTTCTTTTCTTCATCCAGTTCTTTACTTCAATACTTGCTTCTTCTATCCATGGCCCAAGCTTAAATGACTTCTCATTCTTTGCCTCGACTACGATAAAGCTTTGGATGTCCGGTGCCCATAACCATAGATCACCTTCATCGCTAGTGCCTGAGAGTCTTAGTCTTTCAACAGGATTGAATTCCTTCTCCCTGAAATACTCAACTAGATCTGTCTCCCATGTTGCACCCTTTCTTTTATTGGCCCGAGATTGCTTGGAGTCCAACGAAGTTCACCCCCGGTCTTAGATCGGCCATGCCCTGAACATCTCTGTCCACTATCTGAACTCGTGATGCATCGATACCCAGCGTTACAAAGTTAGATGCATCTGCTGAGTGTTCACCGAATCTATTCTTAACTGCTGCAACCCTGAACTCTTGGAACTCTGGGTTCATTGCAATAGATAAGATCATCGATGGAAGTTGCGAGGCCTTACCGAGGATTGCTCGGCGAGGTGCTGGCATCTTTGGATCTCCAGTTCCTGCCTCACTCATGTGAGTTAGTGCAAGGACACAAGCACCAGTCTTACGAGCCACATGATGCAGCTCTGACATGATGGCACGAATACCTGACCACTCTTCACCGGTAACAGATACACAGTTCATTAAGTTATCAATGACAATCAATGCAGGTGCCATGCCATAGACCTCGCCATAAGCGAGGATCTCTAGCTCGATTGCATCAATGTCCGGTGATGGATCAAAGACCCACTTAATATGTGAGCCTCTTTCCTGTAGCAATGGATCGAAGTAATGTGAGTCTGCATCTAAGTATGTTTCAACCTGTTGCTGTGGTAGCCCAGTCAAACCTGCAACTGTTCTAAACATCTGAGTAATGGGGTCGGTATCCGCCGAGAAGTAAAGAGTCGGAACTCCTGTCTTCAAGGCGTATACCAACGCCATCAAACTCTTACCTGAGTTTGGTTGACCTGCGATAAGACACAACTGTGACTGACGGAATCGCATACCATGCTGTCTAAGTCCAGCCCATACATCAGGTAAGGGTTTAGCAGAGGAGCTTGTGCTGTGAACTGCTTGCAGTAAGTTCAACATTATGCAGCAATACTCCTCAATCTTTTTAGTTTCAATTCTTCACGGATCCTTCTCCGTTCTATTGCAGAAGTTCCTCCCCAAAAATGGAAGTCTTCATTATGTAATGCCCAGTTAAAACAATCTTCTAGAAGTGGACAACTTGCACATACATTACGAAGTGTTTCGTAATGGGTGAAGTCTCTTTCCTCTGTGCAGAAATGTTCGTTGCCGATAGAAGCACAAGCTTCGGTGCCGGTAAAGGCAGGGTAATTTGGTTTACCCTGCCTCACCAACGATATTAAGAAGCGTTTGCTCTGAAGTCGCATTGCTGGCCCTGTGGTCGTGAGCAAGCATAGAAAGCACGATAAGGCTTTCCTGATGCTTTGGATACTCCAGCAGGAACTTGCTTTGCTGCTTCTCCGTGCTTACATACTGGGCCGTTAGTAGGGGCAGCATTCGCTGGCTGACCCCATGCATCTTGCGGTGGTGTGATTACAGTTGCATTGAATGCTTGTGCAATCGCTTGTGTTGACATTGGTTGGGAGCCTGTGAAGGCGTTAGCCATGGCTTGTAGTAGTGACTCGGCACCACTTGGATCTAAAGCTTCTGCTAATTTCTGTGAGAAGCCCTGATATGTTGCATCTGCAATGACAAAGATTGTTCCATCGTTTGTCTTTGTTGATACTTGAAAGCCTAATTCGGCCATCTTATTTCTCCTTCGTGTGTTTGATGTTGAGCCGGACTGATTCTTTGCCGACTGGTTTTTTAGGTACGAAGCCCAAGAGTTTCTCTACTTCCTTCTCATCGATAGATGCACGGCCAGCAACAGTTGTCCAACTGATGTCGATCCCACTCCGTGTCCTACCGAAGATGCCTTCGAGTGAAGCTCGAAGACTCTCACGCTTCGCTTCCAGATCATCGATCTGGTTTCCCAACTGTAAGAACAACAAGGCATTGCTGTCCACCTCAGTATCTAGAATTTCGACTTCCGAGGGTTTAGTAAGTTCTTTTTTTAAGCCACTACAACCCAACTCCCCAGTTGCATCGTAGAACTTGCAATAGAACTGACAGTAGCTGGCATCCTTTTCAGGAGGAGGTGCATCAGTTACTTCCTTAATACTCTCGAGCCAATCCAAAGCTTCCTCTGCAATGGTTGGATCGTAGTCTTCAGTATGAACCTTTACATCTCGTTCATCACCATCCCGGGCTATGGCACACAAGTTAACGGTCTTTACTTTGTAACCGTTCTTCTCCAACAAGTAGCCATATGTATGAACTTGCCAACGCTGGTTCTTCGATGGGAAGTAACTTAGGTTCTTAACCTTTGTTGTCTTCCAGTCAACGACTGCACCAGTTTCAGGAATGAATAAATCTATATGGGCTTTCATTCCATTGTATTCGACCTCGGTCTCAACTAGATACTTCTTGCCTTCGGGATCTAATGCTTCGATTGATTTCTCAATCTCTGCATGGATGGCAGTTCCCATGATGGCTGCTAGTTTGAGTTCGTTGTCGTTTGTTTCGGCTTGTCCATTTAACCGAAACCAAACCTTGCGTGAACAGCCACCAAGTTCTGATGGCCCTATCTGCACCTGAGTGCTACGAGATTTACTTGCATCCTTAGCTCGTAGAACTTGGATAAGTAGATCCTTGATCTCACTCATCTGCTTTACCCTCTTTCATATTTTCTTGCACCTGATTATACGCTGTCCAGAAAAGTGCATAGTAAGAAATATCAAAAGGAAAAGTCTTCATATGCGTAACCAATGCACCGGTGTGGGCATAGGCTTGGATCCCTGCTTCTTTCAGTAGATTGAAGAAGATAATATCTTCGCCAATAAACTTATCTTCCGTAAGATCATTCTCGTGGAAGAAACTTTTTTCCGGGAACTTCTCCCTTAGTTTAGGGATGATTGACTTGTGCATCAACACACAACCAAAGCCAGCAGAATCAATCGGAATGATTTCATTCTCCGGTAGTGGATGTATGTATTCAACTTCGTATTTATTTCTACCTTCTTTGAAGATGGTAGGCATTGGAACCGGAAGGTTTCCAACCGTGTCTTTCCAAACAAAGTATACGCCAGATACAACAGGTCGTGAGACTTTGTCTGCTGCATCCCATAAAGTTTTGAGAACTTCTTTGGTCAGAACAATATCTGAATCAACCCACAGTAGCCAATCGGTCTTAGCTTGGTCTGCCCATAGATCGAACAACTGCATACGCTGACGAGAGATCTGATTACCCTTGACTCTCATTGCGTTATTGATAGGCACACCAACTGTATGTGCCATAAGCATCGTGTATACAAGTCCTTCTGTGAACTTGCCATCAGTCAAACCATTGTCACACCATGAGATTGATAAAGTTTCTTTACTACTGTGTGGCACTTGGCGACCTTTCATCTTGCAAAATTTTGATTGCGAATTCTAAACCATCTACTAATCCCTGATTGTATTCGGTTGTCGGTTCGGGTTCAATAGCTTTTAATCTCTTTGTAAATTGATCTATGTAAAAATCTTTAAGCAACATTCTGTAGCCCCTTAATGTATTGCTCTGCCAGTTCGGAGATCTTCGCATCTCCATCGAGTGGTTTCCAGATAATCATTACACCGGGCAAGATTAAATTCTTTTCCTCGGGCAATGGAACTAGATTAACCATTGTGTCTGCAATGAAATCTTTTTCATGCATCCAATCTACAAGATCAAACTTTGCGAGCTGATACTTAGTCGACTCGTAAGCGTGATCCCACCATACAGATACTGCTCCCTCATTGCTATAGGAAAATCCCATTA